ACTTCTTTTACCAAAATTGATAATAAGAAGACTCGTCTTTTTACCGGTGCTCCAGTAGATTGGAGCATCGTAGTACGTTCACGTTTGTTGACTTTCGTGCGCCTTCTTCAGAAGAACAAGTTTGTCTTTGAAGCGGGTCCTGGCACTGTTTGTCAATCAAGTGAATGGGGTTTAGTGCATGAGTACTTAACTGCATTTGGTGATGAACGTATTGTGGCTGGAGATTATGGTAAGTTTGATAAGCGTATGATCGCTGACTTCATTCTTGCTGCTTTTCAGATTATAGCTCATGTTTATGAGGCTGCGGGTTTCTCACCAGAAGAAATCCGTGAAATTATGTGTATTGGAGAGGATGTTGCCTTTCCAGTAGTAAGTGTGAATGCTGATTTAATTGAATTTTTCGGCACAAATCCTTCGGGACATCCACTTACTGTTGTCATCAATTCTTTGGTGAATAGCCTCTATATGAGATACTGTTACACCATGTTGAATTCTGATCGTTCATGTGCAGATTTTAAATCTAATGTGCACTTATTTACGTATGGGGATGATAACATTATGGGTGTCTCTGAACGCACGTCATGGTTTAACCATACGGCTGTTCAGTCTGTTTTAGCCACTATTGGTGTTGAATACACCATGGCTGATAAAGAGTCGGAGTCGGTGCCATATATCAGCATTAATGATTGTCAGTTTCTCAAACGCAAGTGGCGTTTTGATGAGAACGTGAAGGCTTGGCTCTGTCCTTTAGAGGAAGAGTCAATCCATAAGTCACTCACTACGTGGGTGCCTTCTAAGTCAATCGATAAGTACGCGCAAATGGTTGCGGTGATATCGAGTGCAAATTCCGAGTATTTCTTTTATGGAAAAGAGGTATTCGAACACCATCACATGTTTTTCAAAAACATTCTTTTACAAGAACCTTTTGATAAGTATGTGACGGATTCAACACTCCCAGGGTGGGATGATCTCGTTGAGAGATTCTGGCGAGCATCGAAAGATGTATCCCCCACGCAGGCTGGGCCTTGGCCGGTCTTGTCTGTTGAAAAATTGGTCACAAA